TAGCAGCACCGGAGGCTACCATAGCTATACCGATAGCCTTCCTATGCTTCTCTATTGTCCCTCGGATACCAGTCATTTTTTTGTCAAAGTCTTTGGTATCTACCCCTATTTTCAGAAGGGCATCTCCTATACTAATTGCCATGTTTCTCCACCTCTATCATACCGTTGGACATAGCTGAGAGTGCTTCAATAGGTACAGAACGGTCATGAGAAGGCTGTTTTGTATTACCTATCTCTCGTTGTTTTCGTTCGACCAGCTTCTCGCACATCAAATCTAAAAGTTCATCAGTCCAGTTATTCACGATGTAGTCGGGCGTTATGTGCCATTCGCATAAAAAGAACTCAAAAGCTCCACCTATTGTTACTTTGGTAGAATCTGTGTCATCGTCTCCGGCAGCGCTCTCGCTAAAGGGAAGGCTATCTTCACCACCTCATTAAAAGCTATCCTCAATTCCTCATCAGTAGCAGCATTCTCAATCTCATCCCGGTTCAGGTCTTTGGCATAATCAAAGAATAAATCGAGAACCTGGTCAGGCATTGTTACTAACATCATAGACAAAACCTTTTCGAAATCGTCAGTTTTGTCTATTTCTGTCTTTACATATTCAGGGAGGGGGGCTATCAGTTTAATAACCTTCGCCCTCCACTCCCTAGATTCCCAGATAACCAGGGGGCGGACTTCATATTCCTTACCCCCTAGTATTACTTTGATTCCTGATTGACAGAGTTTATCTTCTTCTGTTCTTCCCATGGTTCACTCCTTTTGGTTAAATTATGCCGCATTATAGACAAGAGTAACAGCCGGTTCCCCCGATGGCTTTAGCGCCTGGAATGTCACCGGCACAACAGTCTTTTCACCTTTCTTGTAAGCCATACCGACAGCCCCGGTTGCTGTTACTAAGGGCATCATCAGAGAGGCTAAATGCCCGCTAGGAGTTGTCCCCTCTACCTTAAGATTCAAGGTCTTGAGAACCCCCGCCCCCAGGGTGAGGATACTGCCCGACAGCACAGCGCCCGCCATTGCCTTGTCAATATTGAAAAGCGAACTCTCAGCCATATTACAAGTGACTTCGGCAGTCTCTTTGGTTATCACCCGGTCAATGGGGAAGGTTTCCTCTTCGACTTCGATGTCGGCGGTATCAGCGGTATATGTTACGGTCACGCCATCTTCAGTATAGCCAACCTCAGTGAACGGGCTGGATAAGGAAAATCCCACTAAGGAACTATTGCCAGGTTCAACCGTAATAGTCTGTGCATTTAACACGATAGAATCTATATATTCATATCGGGCTGCCGCAGGCTCCCATAGCTCGAATCGTACCCTGGCAAGTACCCAATTGTCAGCAACGGCGACAGTGAAACTATCTATACCACTCGCACCGGCGCTAACATCAGCGGGCGTCAATACCATGGCCCAGTTGCTAAACGATGTCCCGATTTCGTTGACTCCCCCAAATCCTACGGGGTCTTGGTCTACCATATCTTGCTGTTCCCATATTGCAGAACCGAGCAGGCCCTGGTCGGGAGCACTGGTAACTTCTACCCACGCATCCGAATCGGGGTCTTCAAAGCGGAACTCTGCTTGCTCCCAGAAACCCCCGGCTATTGCTTGCCTGAAGCGCCAGTAAGTATACTGGTTTGCCGCTACACCGGTAGTCCAAGATGACAGTGTTTCAGTACCCCATCCACCAGTCAATTCAAGATGTGTAGAACCTGCATTGCCACTCCCTGTCTTAGTTAGCTTAATTGAATAAGATCCTTCATACTGTTTGACGGTTGACCACTCCGCCCGAGCGTCATTAGGTTGCCTGACTTCCAGCGTTGCAACCCCTGTTAAAACATTTGATATTGTCTTTGCCATTTCCTTTTTACCTCCTTGCTAATTAAAAAAGGCGGTCTAAACCGCCTGTGGATTGGAATTTATTCTATTTCTTCATAGTAGCCACCTCACCCGATACAAACTATAACTTCTTATTTCTATGCCCCTCATTTTGGCTCTCAGTGCGTTAGGTATCAGCACGAACCATAATTTCGTAGAATACTAAAACTGAGAAATAGTTTGGAATATCTACGTCCACGAGATCCTGCCCCTGAACTTCCTCAATGGCCGACATGATATAGTAAGAACCCACCTTTACCATCTGTATTCCCTGGAGAGCGTTAAACAAAGCCCGATAAACTTCCCTGGCGTCTATGGGATTATCAGCCCAGCAGTTAAACTGAACTGAAGGGGAGACTATCTTCTCAATATGAGGGTTAGAAGTTCCGCCTCTGGTAAAATAAGATACTGCAGGTAAAGTAGCGTTCTCCTTTAACCGGGGACAATAAATTTGATCACTCACAAGCGCTATTAACGGATCAACCTTTGTCGATGATGTGGTCAGGTAACTTCTTATAACTGCATTGGTATCTGTTATCATTTAACCTTGCCCATTCCCATATTGATTACTTTTTATCCATTTCAGAACTACCGGTATTTTAATGTCTGGATTCCTTTTATATTGAGGGCAATATCCACAAGCAAACATTTCTAGAACTCTTCCAGATAATTGACATTCTATACAATAAGTCTTACGCATACCCTCTTTACACGAACCGCAACAAGGTGCGACAGAAAATATATAATCTTCTGGGTGATAATTAGGGAACATTGCCTTGATTTTATCTAAATTCATTTCAGTTCAGCCTTTATCCCTTCAGGTAGTTTCTTAATGTTCTTATCCAATGCCGGCTTGAAGTAAGGACGGGCGCCCATTTTACGAGTCCCCGTTTCTAAAAAACCACCGTAGCCGGAGGTAGAGTAAACAGCACCCTCCGTTTCCTTCTTAGCGACCTCACCGCCGGGACCAACCTCATATTTAATTGACCGTCTGTTATTCCCCGTTACATGGGGGCTAAGTTTAATAGCATCATTGGCAATAGCAGCCACGGTATTCAGGAGTGACTTGTTAGTGGCCTTCTTTACCTTATCAACTACCTCTTTTGTCTTGAGGTTTACTATAAAATCAGTCGTTAATTTCATCTAACTGTCCTTAAATAGCACTCTTTGTGATGTCCGTCTACACCATTCTGGATATGGTTTACCAGCAGAATTTCGTATGTTACCCCTACCCATACTCCTGAAGCATCTTTAACCCATACATAAACCCTGTTTTGTTCGGTAACAAGAACAGCAACACCGTCAGGGGTTTCCTCATCAAGGAATAGTTTATAGTCGGCAACAACAACCTCTGCGCCAACAAGTATTTCCCTGCCGGTACTGGTCTTTAGCCTACAAGGGAAGTCCTCTAGCCCGGTAACAGGCTGCCAGTCTTCTGTCGTATGCCCATAGGAATCAACAACAGCACCAACATCTTCTTGTATCTGGCAAAAATGAATCAATAAACTAGCAAGGCTCATTCTACATCCTCACTTGTATCTTCTACCCCTGATAAGTCTATCTCTGACCACTCAAATACAGGAGTTGAGGCATCCTTTTCCCTTAATTCAGTCTGTAGTTTGTTCATATTCTGAATTATCTTCTGAGTGTAAGCGTAGTCGCCTATGTGTTCGCTATCAGGCGCAGTAGCATACTTAGACATCCAAGCCGCTAGTGCGTCAGCAGCAGCTAGATTAAGATTGTTTGAATTAGCAGTTAAGAAATAGTCAATCTCAGCATCAGAAAAGACACAAGCGGTTGTTGATGTATCCCCTATTATTAACCTTACCTTACCCCGATTTGTAGTTATATCATAAGTGCAAGCCATTAAGACCTCCTTGTATCTTTGCAGAATGACAATTGAGACGGTTGTAATTGAATTTTCTCTATCTGAGAGGGCTGTATCCTAATGGGTTTATACCACCAAATAGCTCCATCTACTGATGCCATACCCACACCTAAACCAGAAGCAAGTCCCTTGACTATAAGGAACGCTTCAGTTAAGGCAGTTCCTATTCCTGAGCCAGCTCCTATCCCCTCAACATAAACAAAGACAGAGCCTGAAGCGGCACCGATTCCTAAACCTGAACCTCCACCATTGCCAAGTATAATAATATATGATTGGCTTTGCCCAGAACCTATCCCGTTACCCGTGGCTTCAGCTATCACCTCTAATAAGGCTTCTGCTTCACCCAGACCTTCCCCACTACCTGAAGCCACCGCCAATACTCTGATAAGAGCCTCGGTTGCACCTAAGCCGGCTCCACTTCCCCCGGCTTCAGCCAATACATCTAAGATTGCTTGTGCCGTTGCTTCACCAATACCATTTCCTTCAGCACTTG